CGGGGTCCTGCATAATGTGCGGGAACTGGATTTGGCACTGGAAGAACGTCGGTCGCTGACATTGGATAATTAGCCGGCAATCCTCCCTTTTCCCCCTTTTTCTGAATATGGGCAGTTGGCCTGTGTTTTCATTTTGAGATAACCAGTAATCACATCCTGCGCGTCCTGATACTGCTTTGAATTCTCATCGTCCAGCCAGGGCATCAAGTCCTTGGCCTGGGCGTCTGAGGCTTCCTTCATCTCAAGATATTGTCGTCGCTGCGGAACCTGGCGCCGCAATGTGCGGTCCGTGTTCCGACGGAGTTCAGACAGGAACCTATCCATCCTCTCGGCCGAATAATCTTCCTCCCCGTAATTGTCCCGCAGGTCAACTTTCTGTCGCTTTAACTCGACTTCCACCGTCTCCGGTTCCGCCTTGAGTTGCATCAGCATATCGTCCGACCAATCCAGGACTTGTTCAGCCCGCTGTTCCTCCTTCTGGAGGGCCTGGAGGGTTTCTGCCCTCTCCACCGGCCCGCTCTTGGTTCCTGAAGCCTCAACCAGCATTGGCTGGTCCTTGAGTTCTTCAAGCTCCGAGGATAATTCCTCTGCCTTGGTTTCCGCCTCGCCGGCCCGTTCTTCTGCGGACTTTTGCTTGGCAACCGCCTTGGCAATTCGCTTGTCGATGGCGCGCTGTATCTCCGGCGACAAATCGCCGTCTCCACCTTCTTCCTTGGCCTCCGCCTTTTCAGGGGGGGCACTTTCTTCCTGAGAAAGAACAAGTTCTTCCGAGGTATCCACCTCCTTGGCCGGCTCCTCCGCCGGCGCTGCCGGTTCTGGAACCACTTCAGGGGTTTCACCTTCTTCTGAAAGCACTATTTCCCCGATTATCTCAGAGACTGATGCCTCCAGTTCTACTGCGTCCGCGGTTTCAACAGGGGGTTCCGCTTCCCCTTTGGTTTCTTCTGACATAACATCCAAGCGTTTTAAGCCACGCAAGCGGGCCATTGCTTTTACCAGTGCTATTCAAGCCCGCACAGAGGGTTGATTACAGGTTATCTCAAAATGAAAACACAGGCCAACTGCCCATATTCAGAAAAAGGGGGAAAAGGGAGGATTGCCGGCTAATTATCCAATGTCAGCGACCGACGTTCTTCCAGTGCCAAATCCAGTTCCCGCACATTATGCAGGACCCCGACATTATGCAGGACCCCGGAATAAAAATGGCGTTCCTCACTGCTCAACGTCGGACGGGAAAGCGCCTCAACGGCATGAAGCTGGCCATCATCCAACAGGCCCTTGAGTTCCTTGTAAACCGGATGGTCGTCAGTGAGTTGAATGAAAGAGGATTTCACGTTAATAGACTGCCGCGGGGCTGGGCGCCACGCCCAGGCGCCCTATCATGCTGTTCTGTTCCTGCGTTACCGATTGCTGCCGGTTTTGCATCCACTTCTGCATCAGTTCCCCAAAGCGTTCGTCAGCAGCAATCTGCTCCTTATACTTCGGGTTGGCCTCCAGAATCTGCTGGGCAACCTGCATCTGCCTTTCCGCCGTGGGGTCCTTCTCCACATAGGGAACCTCATTGCCCTGGGACATGGCCATAATATCCTGCAAGGTCTGGTCATACAACTTCTGGTTAGCCTTGCCCTTGCTCGTCACCACGGCCCGCCGGATGGTTGGGTCCACCATGTTGGCCATCAACTCGACCACGGCCGCCATATCCACCACGCCCGCCCGGTCAGCGCTCAAGACAAACTTCGTAAAGTATTCCAACTTCTTGCCCATGAACTCCGTGTCCAACTCCCGCACATCAAATCGCAGCTTCCAGTCATGCTGCCGCTGTATTTCCGAGAAGTCGCCGGCGCCCCCAGGGGCGCCACTGATACGCATTAGGTTTTCTTCCCCCAGGAATTGCAGCATCAGGGCATCCACCTGCTTAAATACTCCAACCCAAAAGGCGAGATCCGAATCCACCATGTTTTGCTGGCGCACCTGGCTCTTGGCAGGGGGGACGAATTCACTAGTCCGCCCGAAATACTCATCCGCATCGTTCTTAATGTTGGCAATAATTTCCAGCGCCTCGTGCGGGTTGCCCGGCGGCACATCCATCCACTCAATCTCATCCGGTCGCGTCACCCCCACCTGCTGCATCGGGGCCAGCCGGTAGGCTTTACTCATGTTCCGCAACGGAACCTTTAGGGGCGGCGAAATGCTGAGACTGGTCCGGTCCACTAGGGCATCCCGCTGGCTCTTGATTTCCGCTTGCCAGGTGGCCACCAGTTCCGGCACCCCCCTCGAATCGGCTATCCGCCGGCTGGTTACTTCCCGCAGCTTCACCATGAAGGGGAAGTCACCATGCGCGTAGTTCAGCAGTTCATGTTTCCCGTACAGGGATGAATCCACCGACCCGTCCCGCATCACTTCCAGGTGCGGGCAGAACACAGTGCAGTAAATACACTCCACATCGTCCTTAAACCCCCGCGTGTAGGCCCAAACAATTTCATGCAGGAACTGTTTATCCAACCCGTTAAGGTCGTAAACGGTTTCGTTAGCGTCCTCCCGCAGCACCGACTGGGACGCCAGCGGGTCGGAAGCGCCCTGCGCGGCGGCCACCACCTTTTCCACCCAGGACTTGTTCCAGTTCTCCGTCGTCACCTTGGACCGCAGTTCCGTCTCAGTCAGCCAGTCCACCCGAAACACTGCGCGAGCGCGCTGGATGTCCGTCGTCTCTGGAGGGAAATAAATTTCCTCAAACGGTTTCAAGGCTGACACCGACGGGTTGTTTACCGACACATACGGCACCGGGAAAACGGCCCGGCCCTGTTCGCGCAATTGCTGCACCATTTTACGGGCCTGGGCCTTGGTCAGGGCTTTGATTTCGCTAGGCAAGATTTCCGGCGATTGCCGGGCAGCGAACCCTGGATAAAGTGAGGTCAGCAAATCCGCAGCCATTTCCTCGGCGGCTGAATCGTTCACCAGCGAGGCCAGGTCGGCAGCGGGATTCTGCGGGTCCGCCATCTGAATTTGGGCCGACAGCATTATCAGTTCGTCCATCGTCACCGTTTCCATGCGCTTACTGATGCGCCGGTCCCAGGTAATTTGCAGGGCGCTCCAGCCATACGTCTCCGCATACTGCTCCAGCAACTCATGTTCCCGCTCCAGGTTGGCTATCCCCACGTTCCGCGCCCAATCCAGGCGCTTGGTCGTGATACCCGCCCGTTCCGCGTCCTCCGCGCCAATGCCCTCGGCAATAAACTGCGCCCGCTGGAAGGCCGCCTTCAGGGTGTCCACCCGGTCCTGGATGATTTCGTCCGCCAACCGGATGCGTGTGTCGGAACTTCCATCAAACGGGAAAGCCCTTTTGCCCTCGCCCATATTCTTGTCCCATTTTTTCCCATCCGAACTCTGGGCCTCCCAGAAGGCGTACCGGGTCCGTTCGGCCTGGCGCTGCCGGCCTCGATAAGCCTCGTCCACACTCCGCCGAAATTCTTCGTGGATTACCGACAGATTAGGAGTCTGACCTACCGCTAATAATTCATCCTTCATACCAATTTCCCCATGCTGATGGTTATACCTCAAGTTTGAGAATTTCCGCAACCTCTGTTTTGCGATATTTTGCGTATCCCTTTTTCCCCCGGCTGCGCCAGGGGGTCAGCTTCTTCAGCGCCACCAGGCAGCGAATATCCTTTTCCGTCAGGCCAATCATCACCAGTTGACTCCGGCTCAACAGCAACGGAAACCTGTCCCAGTCAGTACGGGTCAATAGCTGCCTCCTTCCGAAAACAGGGGGGCCTTCTCATCATAGTACACCGGGCCGGACTTGAGAAAATATCGGTCCGGGTCTATCACATCCTTCATCGCCCCCTTCAAGCCATCCCGCCCGGTGTATTCGTGATACGCAAAAATACTCTGTTCGCAGTCCGCGCTGACGTAGTAACGCGGGGCGTTCATGGCCGTGACATCACTCCCGTCGTCGTAGTCCATATAGTCATTTATCATCTGGATACCCTCATCAATGGACCCGCCATCAGCCCGGCGCCACACCATTGACGGACCCACAAGTTTCCCCTCCCGGTCCCGCTGTTCATCCTCCATCAGGGAAATAATAGAGGTCCCCTCCTCCTGGGATGGCACCGGCGCACCGCCCATCCGCGGGTCGATAAATCTTTCCACAATTTGTTCCGCCCCCCGGTCGTGCCATTCGCCCACCTCGGGGTTCCACTTCCAGCCCTCCAGTTCCAGCACCAGCTTCTTGTACCCCACTATGCTGCGGCCCTGGTCATGGCTCTGGGCCGGCCCCGGCGAGCCGTCCGGTTTCTCGCTGGGCAGCGCCCATTCCCCGTACATCCTGCGGTCCGGCCATTCCCGGTACAGAAACACCCGGCCCAGGTCGTCCAGCAGATACCACTTGAAGAACCAGTTTTTCAGGCCGGCCGGGTCGCAGGAACAATAGCGCGTCCCCGTCTTTGGAATTTTCTCAGGAGGCACCACATGAATTTTCTCGTCAAACTTGGCGAAGGTGTTCCCCTCCAGTTTCTCCGCCCAGCCATAGGCGCGAATCTTGATTTCTGGCGACGGCTTCCCGTCCAGCATTTTCTTGATAGTCTCATAACCGCCATAAGGGTTGTCCTCAGAAAAAAAAGTCATGGTCCTTGCATTCTTACGGAAGGGTTGCAGCACATACGGCATGGTGCCCAGTTCGCAGCCATGGACATTTACCGTGTCGGGAAGCAACTCCGACGGCCGTTCCTTGATTACCCTGGCCCCGGCCACATAATCCTTCACTGTCATGCTGTACCCCTTGACCGGCGTGAAGGTAATCAGTAACTTGCCCTGGCGCGTCACAATGCGGAACCGCAGGGTTTCCAGCCAGTTCAGCGGCACCAGTTCATCACACCAAATCAGGTCGCACTCGCCACCCTCAAGCACCTTAATATCCTGGGTATAGTTAAGAAATCTGCACCTTCCGCCATTTGGGAGAACGAAAACCTGTTCGCTGAAACCATTCTTAACCGTGAAGGACACGTTGGCCACCTGGCCCTGCTTGCCCATGGCCCGCCATTCCGGCGGCAGATAGCGCCGGACCACCGGCTGCTGCAACTCAACGGAGGAAGGCAGGGAACTGTGAAGGCACCACACCACCGCATTATCCCTCGACATCAGTATTTCCACCGCCCGCTTGGCGGCAAACTCAGTTTTGCCCGCACGGTTGCCGCCCAGGATAAGGAGTTCATCAGATTCATCCATCTGGGTACGGGCCTCCTTCCAGCACTCAAGTTCAAACCCATAGTTCAACGGGTCCGTGTGGGAAGCCAAAATCATCTTGTTCCGGCGCTGGATAAGGTCCATCACGAAGTCCACCCCGTTGGCCTTCAACAGCAATTCAATCTCCGCCTTGGCCAACGGCGGCACCAGCGCATCATCAAGTTGATGAAACGGGTCACTCACTCCGCACCACCCCGTCAAATTCCTCCCAGCAGACAGCTTCCCTGGACTGCTTCAAATTAATCAAAGTGTCCCCCCCTCGTGCGCGATTGCCACGTTTGGCCAGCGCCAGGCAGTAATTCCCGTTTCGCGGCTTCAACACGCAAATCGCCCGCGCCCAGTTCACCAGTTCCGCGCTGCCAAACATTTCATACGACTGCCAGGCGCCCCCAAAGTCCTGCTCCCGCGGCTTGGCAGTATGATGCACCACCATCCACACCACACCCGTCCGAGCGGCAATCGGATTCAAGCCCTCCCGGAGAAAGCGACTGCAAATCTCCTGGGAACAGGTATCCCCCCCGATATAGGAAAACAATGGGTCAATCCAGCATAAATCCGGCTGATGCCGAGCCACCAGTTTGCCCAGTATCTTAATAAACCCGTCCCCGGACCAGCCGGTGCAATGGATTATCGCAATGTTCTTGTCCAGCAACTCAGGGTCATCCACGCCCAAGGCCGGCTCCATACCCTCCACCTGTTCGGCCAAGTCGCCCCGGTCGTTCTCTGCCTGGATAATAAGGGACTTCAATGGCCGCACCGGCTTGATTCCAAATGCCGGCCGACCCACGGCCCACAGCATTGCCATCTGCATGGCCAGTGAGGACTTGCCGATACCGGAGGCACCGGAAAGGACACAAGAACCACCCTTACACAACCAGCGTTCTCCCAAGAGAGAATTAGCATCCCCGTTGTCAAGGTAACCACGCAGTTCCGAGAGTCGAATGAGAGGACCATAACTCAAACTCTCCATGTGCCCAATCCAGTCCCCCCAGTTGGGTAGCCCCAAATTGACCGCCAATAAATCCTGGCTCGTGCCGTCCCGCATTGCTCCCGGCAAACGCGACAACCGGCTGGGGTTCTTGTTCTTCGTGTCCAGCCGGTAGTTTGAAAAGTAGCTGTAAACCATCGCCCCCCGTTCATCATATTCCTCGCGGGAGGCCGCATTCACCCGTACCCAGGCATGAAGGCTCTTGCCCCCGCTGTAAATCACCGCCGACACCGGCAGCCGGCTCTGCTCAATCAACGCCCATTGCCGTTCCAACGGTTCCTCGTCAAACTCCACAAGGCAATGCCGATAGTCGGTAACGTGCAGGTCAGTAATGCCATCTTTCAATGGGTTCACTGACACAAAGGCCCCATGCCCGCTCATCACATCCGGCGGGTTCTCCAACAAGCTTTCATAGGAAACCAGTTCCCCGCGCCCCAATGGGCGCCCGTCGGCGTCCGAGGCGCAGACCCTTAAAGTTTCGCCCGCAGAGAAGCCGGCGCGGAGAAATTCCGCAACCGGCCCCTCCACGGGCCGCGGCGCCTGTTTCGTATTCCCCTGGAGGCGGATTGGTTTGAACAAGGAGGCCGAAGCCGCCCCCGCAGGGTTTCGGGCGCCGCGAGAA